TCGGGCAATGTCACAGCGCCTTATTACTATGGCAACGGATCCACGCTCACAGGCACCACCGGCGGCAGCACATTCTACGGACAGTTCTGGAGCACAGTGAGCCAGCCCAATGACGCTGGAAATGCTGTGCCAATGACACTTGACACATCGGACGCATTCAACACAGGTGTCAGCATCGCAGTAGGCAACATTTCGCACATTGTGATAGCCAATCCCGGTGTGTACAACATACAGTTTTCGGCACAGTTTTCCAAGACCGATTCGGGACAGGACACTGTGAGTGTTTGGTTGGCCAAGGATGGTGTGAATGTACCGGACAGTTGCACAGATCTAGATCTTAACGGCAACAACGCCAAGATTGTTGCTGCCTGGAACTGGTTGGTCAATCCCACTGTGGCCAATACCTACTATCAGATCTATTGGTCCAGTTCAGATTCCGCTTTGGAATTACTGTCGATTGGTGCGCGAACCACTCCCACCCGACCCGCGGTACCCAGCTTAATAGTAACTGTGACACAAGCATAATAAAGGAATCACAATGTCAAAACTCTTTGTTTTTTTAGCACTAATCATCGCCATGCCGGCCTGGGCGCAGAAACAGCCCCAATCAAAACTCCATGACTGGTCAGTTACCCGAGTGGTAGACGGAGACACAGTTGAGTTTGCTGCTCCTTGGTTGCCTGACCCGCTGAAGAAAAAACTCAGCGTGAGAGTGTATGGTGTGGATACGCCAGAAAAAGGGCATCGTGCCAAATGCGAATCTGAAGCCAAGCGCGGAGCCGCTGCCACTGAGTTTACCAAGGCATTTGTGGCATCTGCCAAAAAAACACAGATAGCATTGATCGACTGGGACAAGTTTGGTGGCCGTGTGTTGGGTGATGTCATCGTGGATGGTCGTAGCCTGCGTGCCGAATTGATCAAAAACGGTTTTGCCAGAGAATACTATGGTGAAGCCAAACAAAGTTGGTGTAACTGAACAAAATAATCGTTGACACGCCGAGGACACTAAGTTAATATTGTATCATTAACTTAGGAGTCTCAGATGTCACAATCCCGTAATTTTTCCTCGGAACAAAAAGCCAAACTCACACAACTGTTCAACGAAGGCAGCCAGGTCATGCACGAAATTGAAACCTTGACCGAAGGTCTCAACGACACAGTCAAAGCCATTGCCGAGGAAATGGAAATCAAACCCTCAATCCTCAAAAAGGCCATCAAGATCGC